TTATTGTAACGCTACTTAATGGGTAGCCGACGCTCGCAAGGCGTAGAGATGATAATGTGGAACCAATTACAGCCGCAGTGGCGGCTTTGGGTGCGTTAAAGCAGGGTGTAAAGGTTGGTAAAGAGTTACACGATATGGCCTCAGATATAGGCAAACTCTGGGGCGGGATAGATGCAGCCAGAGGAGCGCATACCAAAAAGAAAAAAGGTCAGATACTCTCTGTAGAAGAAGAAGCATTACAAACTTTTGCAGCAAAACGAAAAGCAGATGAAATTGAAAAAGAACTTCGAGAATTTATCATCTATACTTTAGGCGGAGCAGCCTGGTCTCAACTAATTGAAATACGAGGGCAAGTAAGAAAACAGCGAGCTGAAGCGGCCCTCGCGGAACAACGAAAACGACGCAGAGTCATTGAAAGTACTCTTATTGGATTCACGATTATATTTTGTGGATTCGCTATATACTGGATGGTCTACGTAGTTATAAACAAGGGGTTTTAATGCAAGGTTCTGTTTGGGAGAACGCTAGTGATTGGGGAGGTCGCAGCAGTTTTAAGTGCCCTCAAAGCACTGAACGATGGTATTCAGACTATAAAGCAATCTGCAGGAAACGCAGGTGACTTACAGGCCGTAATTGGTAGATTTGCAGGCGCATCAGAAAAATACAGGGATGTAGAAAAAGCTAGAACAGGGCGAATGAGCTACAAAGAAGCTCTTGCCATGGAAAGCGCCAAAAGACAGTTATTAAATTTTGATAGACAACTAAAAGATATATGTTTGATGCAGGGTCAGGGTGACCTGTATAGCTCAATAAAGACTCGCATGGAAGAGTCACGCATAGCCCATGAAAAAGAAGTTGCACGTATTCGAGCAAGACGCAAGGAACTACGAAAGTATATAAGCTGGGCAGCAATGGGTGCACTTTGTTGGGTTTTCGTTATGGGAATAGTTTGGCTATTAATAGCCATATGGGAATCATAAATGCCAGCAACAAAATTAAACGAAACAACAGAACTCGCAATTCCACTAAAAAACCTTATAGGTTTGGTGGCGTTCACAGCAATCTCCGTATGGGGGTATACATCAATCACAGAGCGAATAACCTTTCTGGAGCATGATGTAGACTTGATAAAAGAAGACGTAAAAGAAAACGAAGAGTGGATTGATAACTTTACTCCACCACCCGAAGTACAAAATACTGTAGAAAGAGTGAGAGAGCTAGAGTTACAAATCAAAGAGCTGGAAGTAAAACAGCTAGAGCGGGAGTATTAATATGTGTAAATGTGAAGTTTGTCAATGTGACCCCTGTAAGTGTGGAGACGTATAATGCCATATCATTCAGGTAAAAAGAAACCGATGAAAAACGGTAAGAAAAGAAAGAAGCGTGGTAAGAAGTCTAAGTAAGATTCTAAAACGCTTTGACAAAATGATGAAAAGCGGTACACTTTTAAAAGTGACCAAAAGGGTACATAAAGGTATGAGAAAAACATATCGAGGAAAAAAAGCACCGAAAGGCTATCACTTCATGCCAGGCGGTAGACTAATGAAAGACTCTGCCCATAAGAGGAAGAAGCGTGGCAGTAAGAAAAAAACGAAAAACAACCGCAAGAAAAGGCGGGGGTACTAAACGTAAAGCGAAACCTTTAAGTGCAAGTGTAAAGAAAACTCTTCAGGGAAAAGCAAAGAGAAGTAAATACACTTATGGGCAGCTTGCAAGAGTGTACAGACGAGGACAGGGAGCATACCTTAGCTCAGGATCTCGTCCAGGGGTATCAATGTCACAGTGGGCATTTGGTCGTGTAAACTCCTTTATAAGAGGCGGCCACTCGCAGGACAACGATATCAAGAGAGGAACTCGTGGCAAAAAGAAGACGACGAAAAAGCGTACCAAAAGATAAGAAATCACGAGTTCCAAAGAAGTACTTATCAGGAACAAAGGGTTCTAAGAGAGCCCAGCTTGCATCAGTAATAAAAAGAATTGCAGCCCTGTACAAAGCAGGTAAGACTGTGCCAAGATCGTTAATTAAGCAACGAATAGCATTGGGGAAAAGTAGTGGCAAGAAAAAGAGATCCACGACTAAAAAGAGCAGGCGTTAAGGGTTTTAACAAACCGAAAAGAACTCCTAACCATCCTAAAAAGTCACACATAGTTGTGGCAAAGGTTGGCAATAAAATAAAGACTATTCGCTTTGGACAGCAAGGAGCTAAAACGGCTGGTAAACCAAAGAAAGGTGAAAGCGATCGTATGAAAAAGAAACGTGCGTCATTTAAAGCTCGGCATAGAAAGAACATTGCAAGAGGTAAAATGAGCGCGGCCTACTGGGCCAACAAAGTAAAGTGGTAAACTCGTTCATCCTCCAAGGACGGAAGTAAGGAGCAGTTAGCCTGAAGGAACGCCAGACAAGGCTTAAGGAGAAATACTATGAAAGAAGTAACTTTAGTCTATCGTGGTGTTAAATACACTAAAAAGGTATAAGGAATAAAATATGGACATACTTTTAGAACTTGCAACAACTTTTTGGCAATGGAGCGTAGTAATCGTTCTAATTTTAATTGGTTTTATAATTAGCTGGTTTGATGGCCAAGGAGAACAGCGTGTAGGTTTTAAAATGCCCTTTGGTATGCCCGTATTACAACCTATACCAATAGAAACAAAAGACAAAGGGTTTTGGAAAGGCATCCTTCTGTGGCTTCTCGGTACTCGAAAGTGGGAGGTCGCAGAGGACTTCTGGTTTGAATTAGAGGGATCAAATTACATAATCCCTGCAGGCTTTCAGTTTGACGGGGCTTCTGTACCAAAGTTTCTGGCAACCTTTCTTTCGCCTGTAGGAGTTTTACTCATGGGTGGATTAGTCCATGACTATGGGTACAAGTATGCAACACTTCTTCATGATGACGGCACAACGATGGGTTACAAAGACCAGGCACACTGGGACAGAATCTTTCGAGATATTTGCATTGAAGTAAACGGGTTCAAGTTTTTGAACTACCTTGCCTACTGGACTTTGCGTCTCTTTGGTTTTGTAGCGTGGAACGGTCACAAGAAAAGAGGCACGCACGTTAAGGAGAAAGTATGAGCGAAGAAGGCAAGAATAAGTATCAAAAGTGGATAGACTTGGCGGAAGCCGTAGATAGCTGGAGAATCTTTCCACGAGCATTTTTAAGCGTATACATTTTTCTTCTATACTACAGCACAATGTGGTTTATGGACTTAGAAGCACCAACCCTTGAGCAGTCAGGACTTATATCAATTATTGTAGGTGCGGGTGCTGCATGGTTTGGGTTATACACAGGCAGTAAAAAGTAAGAGGCCACAATGGCAATAGAGATTAGCAGAGCGGACGTAGTGTCCGAAGAGCTATTAGAGTTACAATCTGAGACAAGGTTTCTCAAATTACCAGTAGACCCATATTTGGAACTACTCGGCATAACGCCACTTGCAAGTCAGGTGGCTATCATAAATGCGATTAACAATCCGAAATACCGTTTTGTATGTGCGGCAGTTTCGAGAAGGCAGGGTAAAACCTACATCGCAAACATAATCGGGCAACTAGTCTCACTAGTTCCGAACTCAAACATACTCATAATGTCCCCCAACTATGCCCTGTCTCAGATTTCTTTTGATCTGCAAAGGAATTTGATAAAGCACTTCGATTTGGAAGTTGCGAAAGACAATGCAAAAGATAAAGTAATAGAGCTAACTAATGGATCAACGATACGTATGGGGTCTGTCAATCAAGTGGATAGTTGTGTGGGTCGCTCCTATGATCTTATTATTTTTGATGAGGCAGCTTTGGCAGATGGGCGAGATGCATTCAATGTCGCGTTACGACCCACGCTGGACAAGGATAATTCAAAGGCAATATTTATAAGCACCCCCAGAGGAAAAAATAACTGGTTTTCAGATTTTTTCTACCGAGGCTTTTCAGATGAATTTAAAGAATGGGCGTCTATTCGAGCTACTTATAAAGATAATCCTAGAATGTCTGAGACGGATATTGCGGAAGCTCGAAAATCCATGTCCGAGGCTGAGTTCCGACAAGAATACGAAGCAGACTTCAACACATATGAAGGTCAGATTTGGAACTTTAATCACGAAGAGTGCATCGGGAACTTCGACGAGATTGATACATCCAAGATGGATATATTTGCAGGGTTGGATGTAGGCTATCGAGACCCAACAGCTCTGTGCGTAATTGCTTATGACTGGGACGAAGAAAAGTTTTACCTACTGGATGAATACTTAGATGCAGAACAGACAACAGAAAGCCACGCAAAAGAAATTCAGGCACGAATTGATAAATGGAATATTGACTATATTTATATCGATTCTGCTGCGCAGCAAACACGATTTGACTTTGCACAAAACTATGACATATCGACTATTAACGCAAAGAAGTCCGTTCTCGATGGAATCGCGCATGTTGGAGCCATAGTAGATAATGATAAATTACTTGTTGAACAAACCTGTAAAGAATCGCTCTCTGCGTTAGATCAATACCAGTGGGACCCCAATCCCAACCTACTCAAAGAGAAACCGAAACACAATTATGCATCGCACATGGCCGACGCGTTGAGGTATGCATTATACTCATTTGAGACTTCGGCAACAAGTTTTTAGGATACCTGGTCAAAAATAATGTTTGACATGATACCCCAAACTAGGTATAATTCTATCATTGAAAAATTAGAAATCCAAGAACCTGATGGTCACACTTAAACGAGATATAGTAAAATATATTCGAGACAAAGCGAAGAATAAGTACGACAAAGGTTCGGAGTGCTACATTTGTGGAGCAACAGAGAGACTTGACTTTCACCACTATTATACGTTAGCACCTCTAGTGCATAAATGGGTTCGGGAAAATGACTTAAACCCTATGTACGTTCTTGCTTTCAGAGAGGACTTTATAGAAGATCACCACGACGAATTGTATGTACACGCGGTTACTCTATGTCATACGCACCATAGACAACTACATAAAGTATACGGACGAGACCCAGGACTTGGAACAGCAAACAAGCAAAAGCGCTGGGTAGAGATACAAAGAGAAAAACATGGCATGGTATGACAGGTTCATAGGCAAGAAAGCAGAGGTTGAGGAGAAACTCAACCCTGCACAATCATACTATGCGGGAACCGTAGAAAATACGCGAGAGCCTACAGTTAGCTATGAAAGGCAGTACGAAGAATTAGAGATTGTAAATCGTGCCGTCAATATGATTGTAGATGACGCTGCGGAGATTCCTGCAATTATTGTAGGATCACAACGACTTAACGGTATCATCAAAGGAATAAAGCGAGCGAAAGTTGATACCCTACTTAACTTTGAGCCAAATCTCTTTCAGGATATAAATACTTTTAAAAGAAATCTAATAACGGATTTCATACTTGACGGAAACATATTTATTTACTTTGATGGAGCGCATCTGTACCATCTTCCATCAAGCAAAATGGCAATCGAAGCCAGTGAAACGAATTACGTAGAGAAGTATGTTTTTAATAATGATATTAGCTACTCTACAAATGAGATTATTCATATAAAAGAAAACTCCTTCTACTCAATATATAGAGGAGTTCCCAGACTGAGTCCTGCTCTCAGAACCATGCAACTCATGGCTTCTATGAGAAAGTTTCAAGATAATTTCTTCAAGAATGGAGCAGTACCAGGGCTAGTTTTAAAAAGCCCGAATACTTTATCTGAAAAGATTAAAGAGCGAATGATACAGTCATGGGGTGTAAGGTATAGACCAGAAGCAGGAGGAAAGAGACCACTAATCTTAGATGGCGGAATAGAAATTGATTCGTACTCAAACACAAATTTTAGAGATTTAGACTTTCAAAACTCCATAGCAGAAAACGAAAAGATCATATTAAAAGCCCTTGGAGTCCCCCCAATTTTACTAGACTCTGGTAACAATGCTAACATTCGCCCAAATTTACGATTATATTATTTGGAGACTATACTACCTATAGTAAGAAAACTCAACTTTGGACTCGAAAGATTTTTCGGTTTCAAGATAAAAGAAGACATTACAGATATACCTGCTTTACAGCCTGAGATGCGGGATCAATCTTCATACTACACCTCTCTCGTAAATGGTGGAATAATAACTATTAATGAGGCAAGAGAGCAGTTAGGTTTTGAAAAGATTGATGGACAAGACGAAGTGCGAGTGCCTGCAAATATAGCGGGAAGCGCAGCAAATCCAGACGAAGGCGGAAGACCGTCAGAGGAAGAAAATGACAACCAAGAGTAAAAGAAAAAAAGCTTTAGCAACAAAGATGGCTGATTACTTTGTAGATAGAGGAAATATTCCTTCTAGAAAAGAGTTTTCTATAGACCCTCTTCGACCTAGATTAGTTAAGTCAACAACTATTAAAAGAGTTTTTGGGTCTTGGTCGTTGATGGAAGATTACACTAAATCTTTTTGTGCGGATAAACTTGCAGTTTTAGCACAGGAAAAACCAAATGCTTTAGAAGCACTAAAAGCAAAGACCGCAGAAGCGGAAACAGAGGGGGCAAATGGAGAAAGTATTTAATCTCACCTCTACTTTTAAGTCCCATACTGACGAAGATGGTAGTGTTATGATTCGTGGTATGGCAAGCACACATGACTTTGATCGCGCGGGCGATTCAATTTCAGCAGATGCATGGACTAAAGGTGGATTGAAAAATTTTGAAAAGAACCCCATAATTCTTTTCAACCATGACTATAATCGTCCTATCGGTAGAGCCACAGGCTTAAAAACTACTGAGAACGGACTAGAGCTGACTGCTAAGATAAGCAAGGCAGCGAAAGATGTAACTGAGTTAGTTAAAGACGGTGTCCTTGGAGCCTTTTCTGTTGGTTTCCGAGTCAAGGATGCTGATTATCTAGAGGAAACCGACGGATTAAAGATTAAGGACGCTGAGTTGTTTGAGGTATCGGTAGTATCAGTACCATGCAATCAATCAGCTACTTTTTCACTGGCGAAATCATTC